TTGCAGTTATAAAAAACCATGTTGGGGAGATGAAGTACAGTATCTTCCCCAGCAACAATCACAGGGGCAACGACCAAAATGGGTTTGGTATACACAGCTAAATAATCCTCGGAAAGAATATGAAAACACGAAGTAAAAAAGCAAAAGGAAGACGATTGCAAAATTGGGTTCGTGATGAACTGTTAAAACGTTTTCCCAAATTAAATGACAATGATATTATGTGTGCAATAATGGGGGAAAGAGGTGTGGATATAAAGCTGTCCAATAAAGCCAGAAAGTCCATACCTTTTTCCATTGAATGCAAGAATCAGGAAAACTTAAAAAATTTATACAAAGCATATGACCAATCCTGCTATAATACAAAAGGAAAATTAGAACCCGTTGTTTTTATTAAAATGAATCAACGAAAACCTTTAATAGTATTGGATGCTATTTATTTTTTAGATGCATGTCTATAGAAGTAAAAATCATTATCCGTCCCATTAAGGAGGGCTTTGCCATGTTCATTGTTGAACCAAAGGAAAATGAACCTATGTCTGACCATATGATGTCGTGCTATACATTGGCACGAGGCATGATTAAATTTGGATTAGATACACCAGATGTAGCTTTTGATTATGGTCTTGCCTCATTTCGGGAAGAAGTGAAAAATAAAAAATTAAATGGCAGTGACAAATTTAATGATATACAAAAGATAGATAATATAATAGATATAACAGAGTTACTAAAAAAGAAAAAACCATGAAAGAAACAAAACAAATTTTAGAAAAGGCAAATAAGCTAGTCAGTAAAGATAGAGAAAAAGACTATGGTGATAAGGTTAAAAACCATGAAAATATAGCTAAACTGTGGTCAGCTTATAAGGATATAGAAATTACTGCCCATGATGTAGCTATTATGATGGCCTTATTAAAAGTAGCACGAACAAAACTTGGAGCTGTTAGTGAGGATACTTATATTGACATGTCTGCATATGGAGCTATAGCAGGAGAAATAAAATTTAAAGAGCCAAAAGAAGAATCTGAAGGAGAGAGAAGAGGAAGAGAAACATGGGAATATGTTAAGAATTATAACAAAAAATTAAAAGAGGAGAATAAAAATGTCTGACCATATACCAGATTTACTATATAGGGCACTTGAGCATGAGGCTCAAGCAAATATCAATAAGGCCGAAGCAACACTAGAAATATATTTTAGCAATCCTGTGGCTATAGGAGAGCATCCTCAACATTTGGATGAAATGACAAAACTATTAGATATCATTGCAATGAATGAAGATAGACTTGATATTCTGACAAAATATTTTTCTGATTATAATGAGAGTAGAGGAAATACATGAAATACACAATAACTCAAGAACAATTGCAGACTGTAGTAAACTATTTAGGGTCACGTCCCTATGTAGAAGTTATTAAATTGATTCAAATTTTAGGACAGTTACAGCCTGCCCCTGCTGATTCTGATAAAAAAGATGAAGCAGCAAAGCGTAAGGCATAAAAAAAGAGAGCACGAGGCTCTCTTGTATAAGTTAGAAGTTAAAGTAAATAATGATGGAAATATACTATTTAATTATGACTGGGTTAAGCCAGAACATCTAGTGGATAAATTAAAAAATTATGAATTTAAATATATTCTTTCTGCCATCATTCGTCATTGTTTATCCAATGGATATAAACTGGATGAAGAATTAAAATATTTATTGAGGAATATATGAACGACTATAAAGACTATAAATTAAAAGGTAAAGTTCATGCACCGTTAAAACCACATGCGGGCCAGATATTTATGTTTCCTGCTTGGTTGTTACATGAAGTTTATCCGTTTCGTGGCAAGGGACTGAGAAGAACGATATCGTTTAATCTTAGTTTTGAGATGTAGCTATTGAAGCACCCAGTCATTTCCTGCTTTGAGAAACTCTTGTTCTTTCATTACTTTATCAACCCAATCTTCAGAAGTAGAACGACTTAAGGCCTTGCCCTTACTCATTTTTTCTTTCCATTTTTCTATATTTTTGATATTTTTATCATAATTCTCTTCTAATTCTTCTAATTCTTTTTTAGCCTGTTGAGCATTTTCAGTTGAGACTTTTATTTTTCCCCGTCCAACTTTTTTTGTTTCAGAAAGTCTTGCAGCATTTATTTTTTTAAATTCTGTTATAGCTTCTTTTAGTTTTTTATTTTTTTTAACAGTTTTTTTTATCGTATTTGCTGTTCTCTCGTAGGTTTCTTCTCTTGATACTTCTGCAAGTTGTCCTAAAGTAGATAAGTCACCTTTATCTTTAAGATAGCCCATGCGTCTTGATTCAATTATATTTTCTTTTACTTCTTCCAAATGAGCTAATTGTTTTTTTGCATCTTCTGGTGTTTTAATAAGTCCGTCATCTTCGATAGTGTTTCCTTCTCTTCGTTTTGCATCAGGATTCCATACAGGCAATCCTTTTTTAAAGGCTCCTGTTTCAGCAAAATGCTCTAGTTGTTCTATAGTCATGTCCGTTATTTTTTCATATCGCTTTTCAAAAGATAAACCGGAAAGATTATCAATTCCAACCCTGTTATTTACCGTATCCGCCATATCTGTCATGTCATGACCAAATACCCAATATTTATCTTTAAGTTCTTTAAGTTTTGGGCCATCTTCTGCATACCATAAATCTAAGTCTTCATCTTTTGCTTTTTCGGGATATGTGGTATATGGTATTCCACGTTCAGCCCACCATTCTTTAACAGGACTTCCTTGAACGGAATATGACCCACCTAGAGAATGTCCAATAGCTGCTCTAGCACCTCCTCCTCCTCCCCAAAATCCTTCGGCTGAAGCAAATTCTTTTGCTGCGTTTCCTGCCCATTGTATATTACCTCCGCCACCAAAAGTTTGAAGCCCTGATGCTTTCATTAATGAAGGTATTTCATCACTTTCTTCTGGAGCTTTACTTAGGACTTCTGTTGCTTTTGGAGTTATTGCTCCTCTTATAGTAGATACGGGATTGCTAAAGTAACCCCCTCAGTGAGCCTGTAGATGCCACTTGAAATTCTTCTGGTAAATCATTTATTATTAAATCCCCGGATGCCAGTTTAGTGATACCATCTATAAATGGCTTAACAGAAACAACATCAAAACTTATTTCACCTTCACTTACCGCCTTTTTAATATTATCCTGTACATTTTGTGGAAGTCTATTCAGCATGTTTATCATTTGCTGTTTTTGTGCTTCATTCTCTGGAGCATTTTCCTGAAGAAATTCTATGATATCCTTAGATACTCCTCCTTTCCAATGAAGTATGCCTACTCCTTTCTCTCTATCTGAAAGTATTTTATCTATTCTAACACCATATTCATCGTTTAGGTTGCCTAGTGCACTAGGATTCCATAATAGCCAACCTCCTTCAACACCACCAATCATGTTCCCAAGTTTTTTATTAAACCCATTAGGGTTAAATTCAGCTATTCTTATTGTTGGTTTTTCAACAGGAAGTAGTTGTTTTTTTTCCTGTTCCCGTTTTTTCCACCAGTTTTTAAGATAAGTTCCTGAATCTACTGGAGTTTCGTCTTCTTGTGCTTCTCTGCTCTTTTTTTGTCTATCAACAAATTCAGTTTTCTTTTTTTCATCAATCCGTGCATCTCTAGCTTTTTTTTGCCTATCAACAAATTCGGGTGGAGGTGCTTCACCAGTTTGTGTGGGAAGTGGTACAGTAACTTCCAAAGGTTTATCATAAGATAGCATCGCAGGCATATCTTTTGGCCGTTCTTGTTTGGTTTCTTTTTTTTGTTGATTATTAGTTTGCTGTTGACTACGGTCATTACTAGCTTGATTTGATTGAGAACCATAACCTATATCCCCACCACTTGCTTTTCCTGCACCTTGATATCCTCTACTTCCATAGCCCGGATACATAGGCACACCATAAGGGCCTGTCATTTGATTGCCCTGTGCATCTATTCCACCACCGCCTCTGTTTAATATTTGAGCTTCTTCCGGTGTAATATAGGCAAGTGTATGACCACGAGGAGCTACCTCATCCATTTTACTCATTTGTTTACGCATTAAACCAGTACTTTTTTTCATAGGTGAAGTTTGACTTCCTGTGTCCTTAAATGCTCCTTGTGCTTCATCAAATAATAATGCCATATTAATTCGCCAATGGGTTGTTTGCTTTTAGTTTAATTTCTTCAATCATAGCATCTTGTACTTCATTCTCTTTCTTGACAATAGCCAATGCCTTTTCAATTGCTTGTAATGCTTCTTCTAAAGGTTTTAAATTAACTGCTTTAGGTATTGTTGCCACTATTCTAACCAATTCCTCACTTAACCTTTTTAGTTCCTTTGATATGGGCTTTAAATCTATATCATCAGGAATATCAAGCATAGCCACTTCTTCCCTTAGTTTTGCTATTTCCTTGAATACAACAGTTAAATCCACAGGTTTAATCTTATCATCAACCTTTTTAATTCTGTCTATCAAGTCTATTTTAGCTTCACTTAAATTTAAATTTGTTTCTTTTAGTCCATTTTTAAGTGGAGTTAAATTAACTGAAGGTTTCTTTTCCATTGCAGAAAGACGTGTATTGAACTCACCCCATGCATAAAATCCTCCGCCTATGGCAGAAATTACGCCTATAAGAGCTGCATAGGTACTAAGTTTATCAATAATTTTCATTCTTCATAGCCTCCAATTCCAGTTTTAATCTATTAGTTTTTTCTTGTGCCTTGTATAGTTCCACCCTGTGTATTTCAACCGGGTCGTTCTGTGTATAACTCGCTAAAGTTACATTCGTATAAATGTCTTTTGCATAAACGCCTAAATCAATTTGATTGAATAAGTCCAGATTAGCATCAATATAGATGTCTTTTGACTTATAAAATTGCATTTTTTTATAGGCGTTCAATGCCGTATTATTCTTAAAAAATATATCCTCTTTTGATAAGTTTTGAGTATTGACTTTTGTTACCTTTGCTATTTGTTTGGCGATGGATTTCAGTTTCTGTTTTAATTTGCTTTCTACCTTTGCAACATCTGCAGCAACCCCTTTGTCGGAGTCCACGTCTCCCCGTCCTTCCTGTTGTACACCGTCTTGCTCTTCACTGTCTTCTGCCTGTACTTCGGAGTCCTCAGTTCCTTTGCTATCGGATTCCTCTTCTTGTACGT